CTCTGTAGTCTCTATACCGTCTGTCTAGCCAGTCTACAAAACTAATTATATCTAGATTATTTATTATTATAAAAGAAAAAGGGGCCAGAGTAAACTCTAGCCCCTTTTATTGAACTACTTAATTAACGTATTATGCAGCTCCTGGTGATCCGAAGATTCCTCTAGGGTCAGAGAATCCGAATACGTATCTCTCTCTAGCTTTGAATCTAACGTTACCTGTGTCGAAATCACCTTCAATCGCAGTTTTAATTGGCGATCTTACAAAGTGTTTTAGACCATTTGGAGCATCAGTCATAATGAAGAATGCGTCAGTATCAGTTAAGAAGTGGTTAACTCTATAACCTTCTGGAATCATTCCCATATTTTTGATTGCATTGATATCGTTATCAGCTGTTGCTGTTCTTAAAGGAGTTTTTAAGATTCTCTCCGCAGTGAATTGTAATTCTTTTGGAACTATCAATTTTCTACCTTGGATAGCGATTCTTAATCCTCTTTCGTCAACAAACGCTGCGATGTCGATTAATGATTGCTCTAGTGATGTTTCGTTAAGGTCAGCTGCAGTAGCAAGTTCATTACTGAAAGTTCCACCGTTAGCAAGAGGGTGATCAGTAGCAATAAGCTCTTTTCCGTCCCCACCTGTAAAGCTTGAATTAAACGCATTGTTTAATACAGCTGCTGCTTTAACTTGTTTAGTGTTAGCCATTGATCTAGCTAACGCTCTTGTATAACGAGATGCAAGTCTATCGTAAAGGTTATCTTCAATAGCTTCCTCAGTGATAGCAAACGCTAATGCGATTGTTTCATGAGTGTATCTTGAAGTATATGCTTCAGAAGCTTGATCGAATACTACTGGAGCACCTTCTTGTTTAACTTCAGCACCGTTAAAACCTGTTAACATAACTTCTTCTTCAAACGCTCTGTCCGAAGTTTCAGTTATAAAGATTTCAGCGTGCTCGTTCTCGTATCTACTGTATTCCAGGCCGAATAGTGCATTCAATCCTGGCTCTAGTTCTTTGACTAGCTGTGATCGTGATATAGCCATTATTTATTCTCCTATTATAGACCTGTGCCACCTTGGCGATAGAAATGGTTATTAATTCTAACCATAATATTCGCGTTCGATGTCGCAACGTCACTGTTATTTGGATCTTGTGAGATATCAATTGCTTGAACCACATAAGTTCCCGCCACACCAGATTGAGCTACATCTAATTGTACTAAAGATATACCTGTCTGAGTGCTTCCTGTTACATTGTTTATTGAGTAGTTTTGAAACAAATCAGCAACTGCAAAAACAGCGTTAGCATTCACTTCAAACACTGTATCCGGACCGTCTATTACAAATGCGGTAATGTCTGATGCATTTGTAGACTGCGGATAGAAGTTACTAAACGTTGGTTTTTGAGTTGTTGGATCTGTATAAAAACAGCCATTAAAAACGCCTACAACAGCATCAGAAGTGTTAGCAACAGCTCTAGATATAGTTCCAGTAGAAAGTGGTTTTACCAGATCTCCTTGAAATATACTAGTTGAGTTACCAGACGCGATTCTGTATCTGTTTTGTGCGTTAATAAATGGACTACCGTTTAATTGTCGACTTGGTCTTAAACCAAATCTTTCAAGTACGTTAGGCATTTTATATTTTCTCCATTTTTTAGTTTATATTTTTTTGGATGGTTTTACAAAAAAATTATTTCTTGTTGCCCCCAAAAGTTACACGAGATTGTCGACTAATATTAATCGGCATCTCTGGTCGCTGTTCCTTCATAAGATCATTATCTACAGCTTGAATTTGATCCGTACTTTTTCTATTAAAGTATGCAGATCGCTGCTTAATAATCTCGATCGGTATCCTTGCCAGCACAAGGCCTCCAACTCCAATTACACCCGAATGTTTACCTTCAGAAATTACAGGGAATTCATTGTCACCAATTAGTTCTTTTAATTCTTCAGCCCTAACTAGTTCATATCCTTCTCTAAGTTTCTTAGACATATTTGCTGTGTCCACGAAACCTCCTGCTTCTGCTCTTAGCCATCGGTGTTTATAACCTTCAGGCGCGGGTGGTGCATCTAAGTTAGATGGTAGAACCCATTGAGTTTTTCTCTTGTCCTTAGACCTCAACTCTGAGTTGCGTGAAGTCTTCTTTATTTCTTCGCTCATACTAATTTGCCTCCTTCACGTATTTTGCGTATTCTTCTAGTGGCACCCCTAATTTTTTTGCAATAGCAACCTGCGACTTGGTGAGTTTCACAGTTCTGCGTCCAGTTTTTCCTCTATTTGCAGAGGCAACAGTTTGAACGGGCTTTTTCTGTTCTTGCTTATCTTCAGCAAACTTATGAGGATATATATCCTTCATCTGTTTGTTGATTTCATTATAATACTCGTCACTGTCCAGGTCAAACCCTTCACTTTGTAGTTTTTCATGAACTTGAAACGCTGTATTAGTCATGTATTCATCGCTTCCAAACCAAGTATTCTCCTCAGCCCACTTTTTAGCTTTAGTACTTGGTGCTACTGCTTTTCTTTCAACTTGTTGATTTTGTTCAACATTTTGAGCTTCTTTTTCGTTTTGTTCGGTATCTTTTTTATGTCTTTCTTTTGCAGCTATTGATAATCTTGCTCTTTCTTTCTCAACAATTAGTTTAGAAAGTTCTTCATTAGCAGCTATGATTGCATCTGAGTTTTGAGTTTCGATAGCTTCTTTTAGTTTCTTTTTAACAGTATCTTTTTCAGCATCTATTCTAGCGTCATACTGTTTAATATAACTATCATCTATTTCTTGATATTTTTTTTGAACATCGGTGTACTTTTTTTGTAAACCTTGAGCATAATCAAGCGCTGCGTTTTCTCGTCTTTCTGCTTCACGCATTTTACGAGTAAGCTTATCTATTCTTTTTTGAACAGCATCACTAAAAGAAGATAAATCTTCTTGATCAGCAGGTTTGTCTGCTTTTGTTTCTTCTTTTTCTTCTACAGATATGTCAATCTTTTCTTTTTTATCTTGACTATAATCCGTATATTCTAAATCTACTTCTCCTAGATTTAGATTTGGTCTTTTGTCTTTTTCTTCCTTCTTTTCCTCAAGTTGTATGGTTGTCTCTTTTGCGTCATCAGTGTCTAGTTCGACATCTGGCTGACGTTTGTTTTCTTCAGCCATACATACTCCATGTTATTTAGTACAGTTGCAAAATAGATTCAGGATTCTTAATTGTACTAATGATTTCATCATCGTTAAGAATTCTGATCTCTCCTCCCTCTATTTTGAATCGTGCTCCCGCGTATCGACCAAACATAACCCACTCTTTTGGTTTACACCATGGTCCATTCGGAAACTTTTTTTCGTCTTTATAGCAAAGATCTCCCATTTTTAATACGTAGCCACAAACAGATGTCATCTGTATTGTTTCTAATGTATTTTCTGTGAGATGAATGCCGCCCTTTGTTTTTCTAGCACCAGCATGCATTAGAACTAATATTCTATATCCTGTTGGATTAGGTAATTGATCTAGTGCTGATTCTTGAAAATTTTCTGGAGTTAAAGGTTCTTCTTTAACTTCTTTTTCTTTGTAGGAATCTAGAAGTGCTTCTTTATGTTTCGGTACTTCCAGACTTGGTGTCTTTGTCGTCATCAAATAGCTCCTGTTTTTTCTGCAGGTCAGTGAGATCCTGTAGCAGGGTTTCAAGGCCCTGAATTTTTCCTCTAATATATAAGATGTCCTCCCATTTGTCTACACTGTACACCAGAGCTTCCTTTAAACGTTCTACTGACTTATTTATTTGAGTTCTTATGTACTTATAGCTTTCGTAATCTATCATGTTAAAATTTTTTTTCTATTTTTAATAGTGTTATATTATCTATATAAGGTGAATCTATATTATTGCAGCTATAAAGCAATAATAACAACAATAGGTACTTCACTAACCGTTTTCTTGCTCTTTTGGTTGTGGTTTATTAGCCATTGTTCGTGCAACTGATTCCGCACTGCGTCCCACGACATACCCTCCAAGACCAATCTGCAAAAGGGTCCATACATCTCCTGGAAGAG